GGCCGCAGAAGGGCATCTTCGACTCCTTCCGCGACATGACCACGCAGCCCATGCTGGCCGTGGAGCGGTCCAGCGACAAGCACCTACGCGCAGCGGGGGCGCAGCCGTTCGTTGAGCAGGGCAAATTGCTGTTCCCGCAATCGGGCGACGGCAGGGTGCTACCCGCCTTCCAACCCGTCATGGACGAAATGATGGCGTTCCCGGCAGGCTCACACGATGACACCGTGGACGCGGTGGTAGACCTGTGCGGGGAAGCCGTGCGGGGTTCTCTCACGCCAACTGAACGCAACGCGGGGCGGATTGAACGCCCGGACGCAATCGGGCAACTGTTCGGTGCGCGTGCCCCCAAGCGTCCGTTCTTTGCGTGAAGCATTGCATGGGCAATGCAGGCGGATACCATCTCCGCATGGCCGACATCGACCTGACCCCCACGGAGGAGATGGCATCGAATGCCGCCCGTGGGCTGGAACTGCGCGAGAAGCACGGACGCGGCGGAACCGCCGTGGGCGTTGCCCGCGCACGCGACATCAAGAACCGGAAGAACCTGTCCCCCGACACCGTTCGGCGGATGCACTCGTTCTTTTCGCGTCACGCTGGGAATGAAGCCGGGGGTGAGGACGATGCGGGGTATATCTCGTTCCTGTTGTGGGGCGGGGCCGCAGGACGATCATGGGCAAAGCGCAAGAGCGCACAACTTGACAAGGACGAAAACGCAATGAGCGACACGCGCAAGGAAATCATGGAACGGCTTGGCATGGCGGCGCACCCCGGCGCGAAGGCGAAGATGGGCGGCATGAGAGGGATTGGTGATTGGGCGGTTTCGTTCACAAACATTATTGTTGAAAGACTGCCCGAACTCCGTAAGTTGGCTCGGGATCTAAAAGCAAGCATCAAGGTTTCGTCGCCATCTCCAAATGGCTATGTGTCTGGGACGATCACAAGAAAGTACGGATCATCGGAAGCACCCGATTTGATGGCAAGCGGCAAAGTCAAGTCAATGATTCAGTCGCTTGGCGGACAGTTAGATTCTCGTCTTGCAGGCTTCTCCCGCCCCGGCGCGAAGGCGAAGTTTTCTATGCAGTTTGAAGTCGGCAAGACTTACGAACACAGTTTCGCTAATGATTCGGATTCCCGCGTGATATGGAAAGTTATGGCGAGATCGGGCGCGATGCTGACCATCAAGCAAGTCGCATCGGGTTATCGCGTCAAGACCAACGATCCTTCAGATTACCGACATGGTGTATCTGCCGTGAATGGCGAAACCAAGCGCGTGAAGATTCACAGCGACGAGCGCGGCGAATATGCGTACCCGTTTGGGCGATACAGCATGGCCCCAAGCATCCGCGCTACCGATGTTGCACGGGGCTTTTCCCGCCCCGGCGCGAAGGCGAAGATGGCATACGCACCATCGGAATCCGATATGAAGAAGTGGATGAAGGGATGGACACTCCGACTGCCGATGGTTCCCGATGCTGGTATTCGGCACTTCAATTCGTTTGAGGAAGCCAAGCGGTATGGCGATGCCAAGTGCGGTGGATTCAGTTGCGAGATTTCGTACGATGGTCGGCGGGTTGCCAGCAAAGGCGCATTGAGTCCGGAAGGATCATGGACCAAGCACTCCCGCAAGGGTACGAAAACTGGGATGCGTCGAATGACGCAACAGGAAACTTCTCATCTAAAGGCTTGGATTGGGAAAAACTTTCGCACAACGGAAGAAATGATGGATGCGATGACCAAGATGGAAAAGGTGTTTGAGGAGGACAGCGAGCATTGGGAATCGCGTAGTTGGCCCGAAGTCGCAAAAGCCGCAGGCGTGTGGTCCCGCCCCGGCGCGAAGGCGAAGATGGCGAAGCCGCAGTTCCGCGTTCGCAAGTTGCATGGCGGATACCTTGCCGTGGACATGAATCAAGGTAGCGGGTGGGAACGGTACGACACCACGCACGAAGAAGTGTTTGACGGGCTTGAAGATTACGAACGGGGCTATCAGAAGGCGTACGACCGTGGGCTACGGTGGAGTGGCGGATCGTGGCGCATTCCTAGCACGAAGGCCTCCCGCCCCGGCGCGAAGGCTCGTCACGCGCTTACCGATGCGTGCTGGAAGGGCTACGAAGCCGTTGGGACCAAGCAGAAGGACGGCAAGACCGTCCCGAATTGCGTGCCGAAAAACAAGAACGCCATCCGCGAAGGCGAGAAGGTGAGCGCGTCCGACGATGCCGTGTCGCGTAAAATCCGCAAGTTGATGGACGAAGGCAAGCCGCAGAAGCAGGCTGTTGCCATCGCGCTTGACCTTGAACGTAGGGGCGAACTGTGAGCAAGAAGCGCGGTCAAAACCTCAACCCGTTGATGAACGGGCTGACACCGGACGAGCGGCCCCGTAAGCCACTCCCGGCCCCGGTTGACCGCGCACCGTCTGCACCCCTTGCTACTCCGGTCGAAGTCCAGCGGTCATTCTTCACGACCGCCGACAAACTGCTCCGCAACAGCAGTTTGGCGTATCGCCTGAACCCGCAGTATCAGATGATGATGCGGGCGGATGCGGACATCGAAGGTGTCCTGCGGTCCCTGCAAGTCACGCTGGCTTCCCTTGAATGGGCGGTCATGGCCGACGATGACGAGAACCCCCGGCTGGTCGCGCTGGCCGAACGCATCGGGAAGATTTACGCAGCCATCCCCCGTCGTTCCGATTTCGTGCGGGCTATGCACGAAGCGGTGTGGTACGGCAACAGCGCAGCCAACGTGGTGTACGGGCGGCACGCGAACTTTGGCGTGTGCGTGAAGGAGTGGTATCCGTTCCACCCCGACACCCTCGCCTACGACCAGCGCGGCAATCTTGCCATGCGCGTCGGCTCGGACTACGGTGCGCACGGCCCGAACGAGCAGAACATCGGCTTCGATAGCCGCGTGCATATCTTCACGGAGGAGGAGCGAAAGTCGGTCATCCTGCACCGGGTGTTCGTGGCCGCGCCTGACTTCAACGACCCCAACAGCACCGAAAGCATCTACCGGGGCGTAGGTGCGCGTGATGTCTGTTGGTTTATGTGGTTGGCGAAGCAGGAGATCCTTCAGGACGCGATCACCTACGCGGAGCGGTACGCGATGGGCATTCGGGTGGGGTACTACCCGCTTGGGCAGGACGCTGGCCGCGCCATGATGGAGAACGTCCTAGCCAACCTGACCAACGACAACTCCGTGCTGCTCCCGCAGTCGGGCACGGAGAAGGTGTACGACATCGACATCAAGGAGCCGAACGCGGGCCGCGCCACGGTGTTCCTTGACCTAGTGAACTGGTTTAGCAGCAAGATCAAGGAAGCGATCCTCGGGCAGTCGCTTTCCAGCGAGGCAGGCAGCACGGGGCTTGGTTCAGGGGTGGCAAGTCTGCACGCCGATACCCTGTCCCGCATCATCCGCTACCACGCGGACGCGCTGGCCGACAGCCTCACGAACGACTTTGTGCGGGTGGTGGCGCGGATGCTGGGGGCGACGGAGGAGGAATCCACCGCCCTGCGCTTCCAGTTTGCGCCGGAGCGACCCGACCCGAAGGAGCGGTTGGAAGCCATTGAGAAGTTCGTAACGATGGGTGGCCGGGTGTCCGAACGCGAGGTGCGCGACCTGCTTGGGCTGTCGCAGCCACAGGAGGACGAACCCATCCTCGGCTCCTCGCAGGCAGGCAGCAACCCGCTGGATGCCATCCTCGGGAAGAACGGGACCGCCGCGCCGGAAGGCACGGAACCCGCCCCGGATGCCCCTGTGACGTTCACGATGAAGCGGTGGGTGTAACCCGTGGCGAAGCGCGCCGCGCCTATCGCGGACCTGCTCCGCGCCGTCTATGCGGACGGGGCGCAGGCGTACCGCCGTGCCATCGCAGCGCAGGTGGAGGACCGCGACCCGACCGCCGAATGGGACGCATGGGAAGCCGATACCGCCGCCCTGCTGCTTGCGTCGTGGGCGTTGGGAGCGCATTACAGTCTGCACGCCGCTGGGGTGGACATCCCCAAGCCGACCGCCCCCGCCCGGTTCGACCGTGAGGTGCCGGATATCGGGGTGCGCTTCAAGGCAGGCCCAGCGCGAGAAGTCATCCGCAGATTTGCCGACCTGCTCCCGATCACCCGTGCGAAGTGGGATGCGCTGATCGACAACGCCTTCCAAGCCGCCGGGGAGTTGCGGAAGGACGAAGCCAATACCGCCCTGACCAAGATGCTGGACCGCAGCCCCGACTTGGCGCGGCTGGTGCTTCCGGCGATGCTTGGGACCAAGCCCCCGCCCGTGCCGGGGCAGCAGCCCGCGACCCTGCCCGAAGGCGTGCAGGTGCGCCGGACCCCCGGCGTGCAGGCGATTGCCCGTGGCGCGTTCTTCGTCACAGGCATGACGGCGAAGCAGGCTACGGAAGTCAAGTCCCTGCTGGCAAAGGTGATACGTGGAGATGTCACCCGGTCGGTGGCCGGGAAGCGGCTTGAACGGCTAGGGGTAGGCGACTTCGTGGAGCAGGCTACGTTGACCACGGGGACCGACCTGACGGCGGCACGGCTGGAAACGGTCTACCGGACCAATCTGAACCGGGCATCCTCGCAGGGGCAGTTGGACATCGTGCGCGACGAGAAGGTGCAGGCGTTCGTCCCGGTCATGCAGTTCAGCGCGACGAAGGACAACCGGACCCGCGACACGCACCGGGCGATGGACGGCTACGTGGCGACCGTTGAGCAAATTGACGCGCAGGGGATCAACACCCCCGGCGGCTTCAACTGCCGCTGCGGATGGAAGCCGATCCCGGTTGCCGTGGCGATGGCGAAGGGCTGGGTGGACGATGACGGCCAACCCGACTACGCGGCCATCAAGCGGCACAACGGGCGACGGCAGGCATTGATCGACACAGGCAAGTTCCCCGACGCAGGTTTCGTATCGGGTTGACACAAGGGATTGTGTACGCATTGCAGGACGCTACGATGGATAGCGTTCCGGAAACGAAAGGCATCGACATGGCAGACGCAAGCATCATCACCTATCAGCGACCGTACACCAACGTGAGCGTGGCAAGCGTGGGTTCGTCCTACGCGAGCATCGCCACCCTGTCGGCCACCAAGCCTTCAAGCGGCGTGGTGCATGACCAGCAGTTGAACGGAAGTTCGCCTTCGCTGCTTCGGATCATGCCTTATGCGAGCAGCACCAGCATCGGTTCGGCTACGGGCGTGCGCGTGGTCGGATACACGGGCGAAGTCAACAGCGCGGACGGCCTGACGTACTGGCTCCCGACCGTGCTTGCGGATTTCAACCTGACGTTTACCAGCGGCACGGTCCCGACCTACAGCCTTGATAGCGCAACGCAGCGACCGTTCGCGGTCATTGCACAGGTTGCTGGCACCCCGGCGGCGAACCTGTATAGCCCCGGCACGGCAGCGGCGAGTAATGTCGAAGTGGCTTCCGCAATGGTGGACATTGCAGGGCACCAGTTGGTGCAGGTGCAGTTCAAGGCCGCAAGCGGCACGCCGACGATGGGCGTGTTCGTGACTACGCTCTAATGCGCCGCAGCACCCGCTACAACCGTCCCGGCCTGTCGGGTTCATCCCGATCCGCGATGCTGTTGGGTGCGGACGGCGACGGCTCCACGCTTACGTTGGACTTCACTACGGGATCGCTCGATTCGCGCCTTCAGTTTGATCGGTTGAGTCCTGCGTATTTCATCAACAGCAGCGGAATCTTGACTTCTGTCGGAAATAACGTAGCGCGGTTCGACCACGATCCGGGCACGTTCGCGGTACGGGGGCTGCTGATTGAAGGTGCAGCGTCTACGCTCAACTCGCGGAGCGAGGACTTTGCCAACGGATACTGGGCGAAGGTTGATTCCACTATTGATACCACGACATCGGTCGCAGGACCGGACAACGTGGCGGCGACTACGCGCAGGATTGTCGAGTCGGCTACAACGGCGCAGCACGGGATTCGGCGCGGCATCACAACGACAGCCGGAACGACATACACCTTTTCTGTATTCGTCAAGCCGGGATCGTATAACTCGTTCGGGGTTGAGGTGTATTGGTCCGCCGCGTACAACGCAAAGGCAGAAGTCACCAGTATCAGCGGCAACACCGCGACGGTGACATCTGCGAGCGGCGTGAACGCAACGTTGGCGCGGACCGTGTTGAGTGCAACGGGCTGGTATCGCTACGCGCTGACGTTTACGCACCCCGCAGCGGTTGGATCGGCTACGCCCGACTTCAACGTGTTCATAAAGCAGATCAATCCATACGCTGGAAACGGCACGAACTTTATGGATGTGTACGGGGTCATGCTGGAAGCGGGATCGGCAGCATCGTCGTATATTCAAACTATTTCCAGCACAGTTACAAGGGTGGCCGACTTCTGTCGGATGACCGGGACGAACTTCTCGTCGTGGTATCAGGGCGGGACGCAAGGCACGTTCTACGCGGATTGGTTCGGCGGGGTGCGAACGGGCGCAAGCGGAAGCACCAACCGCACCGTGCTGTCCACGGATGACGTATCCACCAAGCACCTTCACTTCCTGCAAACCGCCGCCGCAGGCAACCTGCGCGTAACTGACTTCGGTGGCGCGAACAACGTCACGACGGCCAACACGCTCACAAGCGGCGCGAGGACGAAGGGCGCGTTTGGGTACAACGGCAGCAGCGCGAGCGTCTGCCTGAACGGTGGCACGGTTGCCACAGGCTCCTCGCTCGCGTTCTCGGTGATCCCGACATGGCTTGTCATTGGCGCGACCAGCACAAACGGTACAAGCCTGACCGACGCGAACGTGGTCCTGAACAACTCCATCCGGCAGATCAAGTACTGGCCGACACGACTGCCTGACTCCACGATCCAAAACCTTACCCTATGACCGATTTCATGCTCCGAACTGATACGGAAGCGCAAATGGAAGATGCGCTGGAAGCAGCAGGAATCCTCATTGAGCAAGAGGTGTCCATTGGGGAACTTGCGCTTGTTCCTGTTGCAAATTGCGCGGTGGATTACATCGGACCCATCCCGCCCGCGATTGACGAGGACGGCAAAAGCACCTACCCCGGCGATCCGCGCTTCCACGCCAACATCCGGGTGACCTTTGAACTGACGGATGAGCAGGTGGAGTGGCTTCCGACGTTCACCCCGGAACCAAGCATTCCCTACCGCGTATTTGCCTAACCCATTGACTTGCAATAACTCCTGCGAGATACTTCGGCAATGAACACCCCTTCCCACCGCGTAACGGACAACGGCAAGACCGTGACCATTCACGGGCTGGAAGTGTTTTGCGCCTACGATCCTGCGCTGGACGGCGAATCGGACCCCGAACTGACGAAGTTCGATAACGAGCGCGTGCAGGATATCGTGGAAAGCACCCGGCGATACATGGAACGCGGGTCGCTTCCCCGGCTGGTGGTCATGCACGAAAAGGACGGGAACGAACCCAAGTCCAGCGTGGGCCGCTTTACCAACATCGGGTACGAGGAGCGCGACGGGGTGGGCTTCATCGTGGGCGACTGCGAGGTGGAGAAGCCCGTATTCGACAAGTTGCTAGCGACCAATGCTTTCCCGCGCCGTAGCGCGGAGATTTGGTCGGAGCAGAATCACCTGTCGGAAGTGGCGTTGCTGGGGCGTGAAACCCCCCGCCGTCCCCTTCCCGACACGCACTTCACCCGCAAGGGTGAACTGGTCCGGTTCGCACGTTCGCTGCGCTTCGACATGGGGACGGTCGGAGGCGGGCTATCCACTTACGTTCCCGGTACGAAGGACAACAACATGGCTGACGATGACATCCGGAAGGAAGTCGCCGCGCTGAAGTGTGACATGGACGAGATGAAGTCCATGATGAAGAAGCACTTTGGCGAAGGCAAGGAGGAGAAGGAGGAGATGGCGGCGGAAGATATGCTCACGGAGCAGTTCGCGGAGGAATCCGGCGAAGGCGACGGCGTGCATATCGACATCGACTCCCACGGTGGCGAGGAGGAGGAGGAGGAGATGGAGATGGGTATGTATGCCCGTCCCGGTTCCGCCGACACCTTCGCGCTGCGCCGCGAGAACGCCAAGATGAAGCGCGAACTGGACTCGCTTAAGGCGGAAATCCGCCGTGAGAAGTTTGGCCGCGAACTGGACATCATGGAGAGCGAGGGATATCGCATCCCCGCCGCCCAGCGTCCCCGGCTTGTTGCCGAACTTCAGGCGAGCAACGACCCGGCGGGAACGCTGGAGGGTTGGCGGGAACTGTTCACCCGCGATCCCATGAACGTGCGTATCGACATGAGCCGCGCCGCCCTGCCCAGCAGCACGGACATCAACAAGAACGAAATCTCCAGCATGGTCCGCGAGTTCGCTGGCCGTCCTGAAGAGTTCGCCAAGGCAATCAACAGCCGCATCAAGCGGTAAACAGGAAAGGAACTACCAATGTCAATGGGATTCACCCCGAACTTCATCGCAAGCGGCGATATCAACCCGTTCCGCTTTGTGGAGATCAACACTTCCACGGCTTTCACGGGCCAGCAGGCCAACGCAGCATCGGACAACGTGCTTGGTGTCACGGATGGCAGCGTCAAGCGGTTTGATCTGACCGTCCACGCTGCGGCTGGCGACCCGATTACCCTCCAGCCGTCGAACACGGTGCAGGTTGAAGCGGGCGCGGCAATCAGCACCATCGGTTCGCTCCTGACTTCGGATTCGTCCGGTCGGGCAGTCGCTGGTGCGTCTACCAACATCTGTTACTACATGGCACTTGAAACCGCTGGCGGCCCGGGTGAGATCATCCGTGCATTCCGCTTCGGCACTCGCGCTGTCTAAAGCCATTACCTACAAGGAGGAATAAACAATGGCATTCTCTGTTGTCGGTGGTGGACTTTCGACGTACATCCCGTCCACCAATGATCTTGCGACGGGTGCGCTTCAGGTGGAGTTCACCCGTAGCGTCAACTCGTTCGCTCTCACCCGGTACGCGCAGTTGGTTCCCGTCACGAAGATGACGGGTTACTATCTGCGGCAGGACGTTCCGGACAATGTTCGTCTGACGAGCGACCGCGAGTTTGCTTGGCCGCTGGGCAATGACCGCCCCACGGGTAAGCAGAACTCGTTTGACTTCGTTCAGTACGCCACGCAGCGTTTCGCGTTCCCCTTCTACATCCCGCAGGAGACTGCGACGCAGGCCGCGTGGGATGTCGTGGCGCAGCACGCTCGCAGCAAGGCGCAGTTGGCGATGACCTCCCGTACGAACCGTGCGGCGGCCATCCTGACTGATACGGGCAACTGGGGCAGCAACTTCGTTGCGAACCCCACGGCTTCCCCCATCTCGGCGGCTTCGCACTGGAATGGCAGCACGATTGCGAACGCATCCATTCAGACTTCCATTCAGGCGGTCATGCGGCAGGTGAGCCTGTCGAGCGGCGGCGCGATTGCTCCGAATCAACTCATCATGGTCATTTCTCCGACCGTGGCAAATGTGATTTCGCAGTCTCCGGAAGTTCGTGAATACGTCCGCAACTACCCCGCCGCCCTTTCGTTCCTTCAGGGTTCGGATACGTTCTCGCGGTGGGGCATTCCCCCGACCCTGTTCGGGCTGGGCGATGTCGTGGTGGACGATTCGGTGAAGGTGACGAGCAAGAAGGGTGCAACCCTTTCGACTTCGTACATCTACGGCGAGTCGGCCATCTTCGTGTCGCGTCCGGGTGGACTGGTCGGCGTTGAAGGCGCATCGTCCTTCAGCACGTGCCAAATCTTCGCGTACGAGGACATGACCGTTGAGCAATTCAACGATCCGATGAACCGTCGCATTGAGGGTCGCGTGATCGACAACTCGGTGGCTGCGGTGGTGGCCCCGGTTGGTGGCTATCTGATTCAGGACGTTATCTCCTGATAAGTGAAGCAGCGGACAACGGGTGGGGGGGGCTTCGGCCCCCCCTCCCCGGCTTCTGAAAGGCGGCACGATGGCATACGCTGATTACGCCGACCTAGAGGCTGCGCTGGATCAGAACATCATCGCGCAGTTGTGTGGGGATGCGGGCACCCCGATGCCGGGGCCGAACCCGATGACCACGCACGCGCTGGACCGGGCGACGGCCATCATCCGGTCATACGTCCGGGTCGGCAACATTTACACGGACGCGGAATTGGCTGCGTTGGACGCGGCCAACGATCCGTTGCTGGTCACGATGGCGGTAGACCTTGCGACGGAGTTCCTGTTTCAGCGGCGCGGGTCGAAGTTGACCCCCGCGATTGAACAGCGCATCAAGCAGACGTATTCCATGCTGGAGGGACTGCGGGACGGCAAGATGCTGTTCGGCTCCGTGGGGGCGAATGCGGACGCGGGTACGCCCGTGGTCAAGGCGGTTGGGTCCGCTGTGACCGGGTGGTACAACCAAGTGTCCAACTCGCAATTCTTCCCGCCCCGCCGACCCACGGCCTATCCGTGAACTGGCGTAGCCGGGTGCGGCAGGCGTTGGGCGACCCGTCCGTGGCGGCGGGCATCGCGCAGATTGTCGCGTTTTACATGAAGGACCACATTGACCGTTCGGAGGGGCGAGGCGCGGGTGGGCAGGCGGTCGCCTACGCCCCGCTAAAGGCCCTGTACGGCGAGTTCTGGACGAACAAGCCCGTGAAGGGCGGTACGGTGGTCAAGACCCGGCAAACGGCTTCAGGACGCACGGAATACCTTGTGCGCGTTCCGGGCTACCGGAACGGGCAACAGCCCCTTCGGGACAGCGGACTGCTCTACGGCAGTCTGACGGCCACCGGGAAGGCAAGCGGCAGCAGCATCAAGGTAACCCTGCGCGGCCCGAAGTACGCCCTGTATCAAGACAAGGGGCTTACGACAAAGCGCACCAACTACATCCCCCTCACCCTTGCGGCCAAGCGCGGCCACGGCACGGGCAACGATCCCGGCAAGGAAGGGTTCACGGAGGGGCGCGACTACCTGCTGGCTCGGCGGGGAGTCAAGGTGCCAGCACGACCGTTCCTCCTTCCGACGCGGCAAGAGATGACCGCTGTTGGAAAGAGCATCTATCTCGGACTACGATCCATTCTCAAGAGGACTTGACCCATGCCTATTGCCCTGTACGTCCCCGGACCCACCATCATTTCCGTTGATACGGCCAACAGCGGCACGTACACGGAACTTGGTCGGTCGGACAACGACAATCTGCCGTCCATCTCGTTCACCGACCATCGCCACGAAGTCAAGACGGTTTCCAGCGGCGCGGTGCCGGAGGAAATCGTCATGCAGAACACCGAAGCCATCGTGACTTGCGCGCTGGTGAAGTGGGACGCGGATGTCCTGACCAACCTGCTAGCGGACAACCGTGGCAATGCCTTCACCCCGGTTGTGGGGCGGCAGTTGGTGAGCAACAACGGCTTCTTCGGTCTGCGTATTCGGTCGGTGGCAAACGGCAATCTCGCCTACACCTTTACCCACGCCTTCCTGCGTTCGGACGGCGTTTCGGATTCTCAATGGGGCAACCGCGAGCGCGTGCTTGCGCTGAACTTCCATTGCATCCCGAACCCCTCCACGAACCTTCTCTACGCCTACGCGACGGTTTCATAATGCCCATCGAACTGACCGAAAACGACGATCCCATGCTGTTCGCCGTGTCGCTTCCCAACGGGCGACTGGTGTTCCAGTTCAACGAAGTGACCGCGACGCTTCAGGCGATGAACGGCGGGCAGAACCCCGGCGTGCCGGAACTTGCCCGCGCCATGCGCGAGGCGAGCCGCACGGCAGACGTAGCGAAGGACGCGACGGACGCGCAGTTGTTTGCCGCGTATGCGCGTGCAGCGCAGAGGGTGGAGCAGGCGGGAAACGGCTGAAGGCGGTAGCCCGGTTCGTAAGCGTCTACGGGCGACCGCCGACAGAGTTCGATAAGGACACGGCGATGGGCCTCATGGCGAACATCCCCGCAGTCGAAGCAGCGCAAGCACTTGTGTTTGCCCGCGCCATTTCGATTGCCTTTGGTGATGGGAAGCAGATGGCTTCGACGGTGTACGCCGCGACGGGCAGCAGTCGGCTGGCGCAGAAGATTGAGATTGATTCCATGAGGCAGGCGCGATGACGAACACGGGCGAAATCCTGTTTGAAATGCGCGACCGACTCGCGGAGTGGATGCAGGAGCGCGGCTACGGATCGAATGTCTACATCGTGGAAGCCCCGATTGATGACATGGTGGGTACGTACGCCATACAAATTGTTCCCGGCCCGGATACGGCAGCGCACCCAAACAGCGGCGTAGGGCTGATTCGGACGAGCGTAGACATGGTGGTGTGGTGGCGCGGCATGGCCGACCCGGTAATGCGCGGCACGTATCGAATCGCAGGAGGCGAAGGCATCCAGCAGTTCGCGGATGTCCTGCGCGAATGGCTGGTGCAACGCACCTTCGATGGTCGCATGGTGGTGCCGATGACGTTCCGTAACGGCGGCACGGTGCAGGCGGTGCCGGAACTGGAGGGGTGGCTGACGCTGAAGGACACCTACGAGTTCGGCTATGAGATGGATTGGGAGGTGAAGTAGCCGTGGAGGATCTAGGAACAATCAGCATCAACATCCGCGAACTTGGCGGCGGGGGCGGGGGTGGAGCGGGTAGCGGCAACGTCGGCGGTGGTCCGGGCGGCGGTGGTGGCGGCTTTCAGACGAGCATCGGCAATCGACTGCTCGGACCGCTGACGGCCATGCAAGACCGCATTTCTTCGGCGGTTGGATTTGTGGCAGGAGCGGTGAGCAATCGGTATCAAGCCTTCAGCGATGTCAAGCGCACGGTGGCATCGGGCATGGTGGCGATGCAGGTGGACCGCGCACGCGCTGCGGGCTTTGCGAGCAACCTTCGGTCTGAACTGGTGGGGTTCTTTCGTGCGCCAACGATGGGCGGCTACGCGCAACTCATGCGTGAAGGCACGGCGACCAGCACGGTTATCAATGCGCTTGGCAAGACGGGCAAGGTGGTGGACAAGGCGTTGTATCGCCTGTCGGTGGTCGGCTCTGTCGCATCGGTCGCGCTTGCCGGGTTGCGTGCGTCAGCAGACTTCACGGCCAAGCGCGTGGAGGCAGTCGGCACCTATAGCGGTCGCGTGCAGTTTGAATTGCTGCGACAGCAGTTCCTCAAACTCGATATGGCAATGTACGAAGCCGCAGAGAACGGGAAACTGTACGCACGGGTACTTCGGACCCAAACGTACGAAATCCATATGCAGGCGTTCTTTACCCGTGAACTAGGTCGATTCACTTCGGTACTGTCACAGGCGTTTTCCGTGCTTACGGGAATGTTGTATCACTTGGGAACTGCGGTTCTGTTCATCATGAACATTCCCTCGCGGATGGCAGAAGCGTTGGAAGCCCCATTCCGATACCTGCTTGATGCCGCTCTGCCGGGGAGCGCGTTGTATGGATTGCGCGAGGTGCTGAAGTATCTCGGCATCATTGAGGACAACACGCGCAAGACGAACGAAGCCGACCCAAACGATGTCAATGCGTGGTTCCAAGCGGATATTCGCGCAATGACCGGAAAGGCGTATTGAGATGCCAAGCACACTCGTCATGCAGTTGTCAACGGGCGCGAGCGCGACGTTCAACAACGTGCAGGTGGATGCCTACAACTGCGATCCAATCTATGCGGAGGGAACGCAGATTGTCGCGGAGCAGAAGCGCATGGTGCGCGGCACGGCCATCGTCAATACGGGCACGACGAACTACAGCACGTTCCTGAACACGCTGCGCGATTCGGCGGGCAGGCTGAATAGTGCCGCGCTGACGGTCAACGGCCAAAGCCTGTTTGCGGCATCAACAGATGCACGCGGCTGGCCGACCGCGAAGGTGGAAACAACGGAAATCGTGGGCACGCAGACGGCGTTGATGCGGTTTGAGATTGAGAACCACGTGACGTTCAGCGGCAATCAGACGGTGACCGCACACCGTTGGACGCAGCGGATGTCGATGGACGCGGCAGGGAAGCCGACGCGCACCGTGAACGGCACGCTGCACATCACGCGCAGCACTTCGGGAGGCTCCACAACAGCGGCGACGAGTCCCGCATCATGGACGGGGCGTGCGCCTTATGCCGACCTGTTCCGGAATGCGATTATCCCGCCCGTTCCGGGTCCGGGCTGGCGGCGCGAGGGGCAGGAGTTTGCGCTGGACGAGTTGGGCACGATGCTCACGTACTCGTTTACGGACAAATGGCACACCCATGACCTTCCGGACGGCGTGAAGGTTGGCAACATGAACTGCGTCTACGAGCGGTCGATGCAGAATGCCACGCTCGCCACGATTCAATTCTCCTGCGAACTGGAAGGCGAGCAGGGGTTGAAGAACATCACGGGCACGACAGGCAACCGGAAACTGGTGGAGGCGGCAGTCGAACTTGCCAAGACGCGGGTAGACCTGAACTTCCAGCAGACTTGGATCACGCGCCTACGGGTTGAGGAGCGCGAACTTCTGACCGGGTTTTCGATCCGGTTTGAACTGGACGCGATGGTGCAGCCGAAGGGCAGCGATTCGGCAAGCAGCACCAGCATTCTCGGGCTGGCCTACATGGTCGGCAACCAGTTTACGATCACGCGCACGGAAACGCGGGAAGCCCCGCCGTACGGCTCATCCATGCTGGTATCGGGAATTGAATCGCAGTACGCGATGCTTCCCTACTTTGTCGGCAACCTGATTGACGGCATGGCGAACACGGGCGGGACCATGCCGCAGGCGGCGTTGTTCACCATTCCCCAAGCCAATACGTTCGGCCCCATCAATGTTGCCATTATCAGCAATGCCGATGGCGTGAACTTGATGAACACGGAATTGGGCGGCGCGTTCAGCGGAACGCAGTCGCAGCCCGCATCCGTGAGCGGATTCACCACGGCAATCGGGGATACTCACGGCCACACCAAGACCACGGTAGACCCCGGCATCGTCCGGTTGTCTCCCATGTACGTCGATGCGCCGGACCTGCTGTTTCAAACGCGCAAGCCTACGGCGGTGGTGACCGAATACATCGAAGTGTCGCGGATGAATCAAGCCCCGCCACGGTATCAGCGACCGCTTCCTACGCAGGCGTACCTTGCAAGCGAGGATTGGCGAGTATCGCACGGCAAGTATGACCCGCAAGGAAACCGCCTGTTTAGTGGCGTGTTTGAACGGTCCTACGTGACCTACGACGTAGGCGCAGGCAGCACGGTTGGCTTCAGCACGTTTACGGCCCCAAGCGGCGCGAACGTGCGTCGGTGGTCTACACCGAACAATGGACTGCTTCCCCCTGTGTCACCCGCGACCACAGCAGGAAGCGATGTCCCATCGTCTAGCAGCCTTGCGGCGGCGACGGATGCGCGGCAGCAATACGTTGTTACCACGGCTACGTTGGTCACATGATTCAGGCGTTCTTTACTACTTCCAGCAGCACGGTGATCCCGGCCCGCGTGCCGGACGGTGACCTGCTGGACCTTGCCGCGAGCGTCGGCGTAGAACCGGGCGACCTGTTCGGCATCGACATTCCTTCCGGCGCGACTCGCCACGCTCGGGTTCGAGTGTTGGTGGCGCAGGATCAGTTGACCGCGCTTTACAACAGCGTGTCGGACGGGTCGAACCCTAGCGCGACGTTCACGTGGCAAGAGAACGATAACGCCACGGCCATGACGATGGACGTATGGCTGCTTCCGCCGCGACCGCTTTACATGGTCGCGGGCGGTGCGGGCGTTGCCGTGGTGGAAGCGGTCGATGCGCGTTGGTGGTGGTCGCAGTCGCAGGCGAACACGCTCAACGCCGTGCCGCTTCAGGGCGTGCTTCGCAGCGCGGACGGGCGATGGGGAATCAAGGCAGCAACAGCAAGCACGCCACCGGGATTGATGAGCGCGCTGATTACCGCGATCAGTTCAGCGGGGTTGCCGGGAACGATTGGGCTTGGCAGTTATTCCGCCAATTCCCTGCTTATCAATCGGTTAACTGACTTCGTGCTTACGCCGGAATGCTCGATTGCGATGGCGATTGACACGCTGGCAGCAGCGACCGGGTTCATGGTGCAATGGGATACGTCCACCATGACCCTTGAACTGGTGCCTGTGGGGGGCGATGCGTCCACGCTCAATTCGTGGATGACCACGAACAAGGTGGCCTATGCGGGCGGCGCGCAACCCCCCGCGAACACCTTTAGCCCGACCGAACCGCTGGCAACCTTGTGGTACGGCAATGCGGCGCAACAGCGCAACATGATGCCGAACGCGGTCACTACCTCCTTCCCGTATCGCACGGTTGAGGGTAAGACCCGTTACAACAACACGGCGACCGACTCCACCACGCTCATGTTTGCGACGGAGAAGGAGTTTGGGTGGGAAAGCACGATCACGACCGGGCGAGCGCGGGCCGACATCGGTAAGCGGCTGTTGAAGGAACCGCGTCCGCTGGTCGCAAGCAGCACGCCGGGGTTGACCCCGCTGACCCCGGCTACGGCGATCCTCGGCACGACCGCCCCGTCATGGAACTATCCGGCATATATCACGCAGGTAGTGAACCTGTTGCAAACGCGGGCATCGGTGATGTCCGGGCGCATCGGGTGGGGTGGATGGGCGGCGGTGCCAACGGGCAGTTTTCGATGCACGATGCTGCGGTACTGCTTGTCCGTTCGTACTGGCGAATTGGTCCCGGTGACGATTACGGACTGCGATCAAGACGATTGGCTGCTCGGCCCGGACGGGATGATGGAGTCCGACCCGAAGCAACTGACGCTATCAAAGGGCACGACGCATCTTCGGCGGTTGTGGAATGGCGCGGTCATGGCGGATACAGCCCCGCCAAATACGCGGGTGTTCGCGGCTCGCATCACGGGCAGCACCGAAATCTGCGACGGATGGAAGTGGGAATACCAGTTTGAGGAAGTCGAACCCGCAAAAATCCCGTGTCCAATGGTGGTTTCGATTGCGCCGTTTGATCGAACAGGTACAGCGCTCAACCTCATGGAAGAAACGAATGACTCCGTGACGGGGTTTATTGCTCCCGGAGTGTCGCAGGCCAATTACCCAAATGCGACCGTTTCACCGATAGCGATTGCAACGGGAACGATCGTTACGATGGTGGAACAGTTCCCGGCAATTTCCGATGGAACGACGGCAGAAGTTCCTGTGCCGAAATACTGGTTCACGATTCCGAACGCGGTGTTGGTTGAATGCGAAGGAGAATGACATGGACAAGTGGCAAATCATCTTCCTCAAGGATGCGACCTACGAACAGCAGATTGCGCTGTCCGGAATCCCTGACATTGCGACGGCGACCGAATGGACGGTGCGTTGCGCCAAGCCGCAAACCGCCCCATTCCTTACGGCCACAATCACCAACGGCATGATTATTGATACAACGCCCCCGGTCACGGGAACCAAGATCCTGCGCGTTCCAGCGGCGACTACGGCGACGTTCCCGGTGGGCAATGCGCGGTTCGATTTCGAAGTCACGTTCCCAACCGGGATCATCCGGCGGTATTACGAAAACGGCGACGTTCAGGTGCAGCCGAAGGTGGGAACATGAGCGCAGAAATTACGGTCACGACTACGGGCGTTGGTGTCACCCTTGCTTCGGGCACCGTGACCAGCATTACGGCTGGCTCCGGACTGACGGGCGGCGTGATTACGACCAGCGGGACCATCGCGGTGGACTTTGCTCCCAACGGGGCAGGATCGGCTACGCAGGTGCCGGGAGCGACCGACCTGCGGCTGTCCAACGCACGAACTCCGACCGCACACGCGGCATCCCACGCTGCGCTTGGTGGCGACCCGGTGCAACTGGACATCTCCCAAGTCACGAACCTTGTCACTTCGCTGGCCGGGAAACTGAATAACACCGTGACGGTGACGGCGGGTACGGGCTTGACGGGTGGCGGCTTGGTGTCGGGAAACCCGACCATTGCAGCCGACATTGCTCCGTCCGGTGGCGGCACGGCTACGCAACTGGTAAGTGGGACCGACTCGCGGCTGTCGAACGCCCGGACCCCGACCAGTCACGCCACGACGCACGGCCTGTTGGGGAGCGACCCTATCCCGGCGGGTGGACTCGCTCAAACGCAAGTTGCAAACCTTGTCGCGGACTTGGCGGCGAAAATCAACGCTACCCGGCAAGTCATCGCGGGCAACGGGCTGACGGGGGGCGGCGATCTATCTGCTGACCGCACGTTCAACGTGGATTTCGCGCCATCCGGGGGTGGTGGTGCGGGGGAAGTGGTGGAGGCTACGGACAGCCGACTGACGAATAGCCGCGCGCCTAATGGTGCGGCCAGCGGAGATTTGTCCGGTACATATCCCGGCCCTACGGTCAGCAAGTTTGCGACGGTAGGAATTGATACGTCGGCTCCCACGACAAACGACGTTTGGGTGTTCAACGGGTCGCAATGGGTGCATCAAGCGCAGAACACGCTGAACACGAACCCTATTGGCACGGCAAGTGGTGACCTGTCCGGCACTTACCCAAATCCCACGGTTGATGGACTGGCGGGTGTTGCTCTCAATACGTCTGCCCCGGCAACAAACGACGTATGGGCATTTAGCGGTTCGCAATGGGATCACGTTGCGCCGACAACCCTTGCTACGAGTTCCTCACTTGCAAACTACACGCCCACGCCCGGATCGGTGACGCGCACCGTTGCCAACAGGCTTGATGACACGTTGAGCGTCAAGAACTTTGGTGCAGTTGGAGATGGAGTAACGGATGACACGGCGGCAATTCAGGCGGCACTTGATGCAGCCGCTGCGCTAACCCTCAACGGCATCGGCAAGTCGGTCTATGTTCCTAGCGGGACATATCGCACGACTGCGGTGTTGGAAGTCAAAGAGGGAACTAGGTTCTACGGCGACGAAGGAACTTCCGTCATTGATGTGCAGCCAACCGTAAGCACTTCGACCTTCAATAACGGCATCCTAATCAAAGGCAACAACGTCACTATTGATGGTCTGCGAATCAATGGAACAAACGAAGCGGCTTTTGTTGGCGGAATCCGAACTGTTTATGCTGCGGGCATCCTCGCAGACTCTCAAATTAGCGGGGTTGTGGCTCGTAATCTGACGGTCAAGAATTGCCGGGTCTTCAAGTGGGGCCTAGGTATTGAACTCCGCCGTGCTGACAACTCAACCATTCACAATAATAGGTTTTGGGGCGGGGCGCAGCAGGGCAATGCACTTACTGAACCAAGCACTTCGGACATCTCCATCTATGGATCTGCTGCACCAAATCAAGGTTCAAGGTTTACGATCACGAACAACCTCTGTTATGGAAACCAAGATTCCGGAATCGCATTCAACGCGATCAAAGACCGTTTTGTGATCTGTACAGGCAACATCATCCAGCCGATGCAGCAAGACGGCATCACCCCGGTTGGAACAGGTGCTTCTAATAAGTCAAGGTATGGGATCATCTGCTCCTACATAGGTAGTGATCCTAGTGATCCATCACCAACGGGTACAAACTCACTAGTCAGCAACAACATTGTTACTGACTATGGACATTGCGGGATTAACTCTCAAGTTGCTACGCGTCCGGGCGGCGATATTTCATTCGTCGGAAACGTAATCACAAACTGCGGGTTCTCAACGGTTTATCCGGTGGATGCGTCACTAAAGGGAGGTATTTGGATTCAAGGTGGTGCAGACTCAATTACCGGAAACGTAGTCATTGGGTGTTTCCGTGTTGGGATTGAACTCAATTGCGGAAACCCTATTGATCCCAACATCCAACACTCGCGTGCAGTTGTTTCGTCTAACAACATTTCCAAAGTTTCGGGCGACCCAAACAACCCCTCAACCAGCGGTTGGGGAATCAACATTTCTGGTGCCAATGTCAGCGGCGTTCTTGTGAATGGAAATAGGATTGAACGGCCCGCCAACATTGGAATTAAAGGCGGTGGTCAGAACGTCCAAATTTCAGACAACTCACTTGATATTCGCCATGCTCTAGGCGGCATTCAGGTCAGTCAAAGCGGGACTCTTGCGTGTTCTGTGTGCAACAACCGCATTGTTGGAACTGACAACACGACCAACAGCGAGTTCAATTCGGGTATTTGGTTTAGTGGAACGGTGCATTGCGTCGGTAATGTCATCAATACGTTCCATCGAGGAATCAATCGGCAAAGCGCCCCAAGCGCCCTGCGCGATATTTCTACCAACTGCTCGGCAAACGCAATTATCGACTGCAATCGCGGCATTGCGTGTGCAGGTGGCGCATGGATTGTTCAGGCCAACACGCTGACAAACTGTACTACTGATCTTCAGGGAAGTGCTTATCAGGGCACAACGGTAAAAGCAGCCAGCGGCCAAGCATTTGGTGGCGGGTTCAATGTAATCTGCTGCGATACCACAATTCCATCGGGTGGTGCAGGTGGTCAATGGGCAGTCGGGGATCGTTTCCTGAACTCAAATCCGGCAGTCGGTTCAGCAAAGGGGTGGATTTGCACCGTGGCGGGCACGCCCGGAACGTGGGTTTCCGAAGGCAACCTATAAACCGTTGACTCCTACAGCCAAGTCATCTATTTTGCTCTTATGTCCGAATCTCCCCAAACGCGCATCATGCTTGAGCGGTTGCAACTGATTGCGACCGCCATACTGCTGTTCGGCTCCCTCATCTACGTTGGCAAGCGAAGCGAGCAGGACGAAGCGCAAAGCCGCGTGTTGAATAACATCGCCGCTGACATTACGGTGATGAAGGAACGCAACGCCGACGCGAACGCGCAGATTCGCGTGATTGGCGAGCGCGTTTCGCAGGTGGAGAAGCGACTGGAGCGCATGGAGCAGCCCCGGTGAGGCTTGCGGCGGTGCTATGCGCCGCCGTGCTTGCCGGGTGTGGTGCTACGCAGAACATCGCAGGAAGCGCAAACGAGATCCGGACAGAAGCACGATTGCTTCTGCTTCACGGCAACGAGACAGGCGACCCTGTGGTGATTGAATCGGCAACCCGTATCGACGCGCTGGCGGCGAACATTCACGCGGTGCTTCCGGGCACGCAGAACGTCACGCCGTGGTGGGGGCAAATCATTGCATGGGTGGCGGGCTGTTCTTTGGTGCTTGCCATCATCGTGTTCCTGTGGCAGACGGGAATCGGGCAGGCCATCCGCGTTGCCGTGGGCTGGCTTCCTCGCCGGAAGGTGTCGCAGGCGGAACTGGCGGTTGATATGCTCGACCCGGACCGACCCGAAGGGGATCGGGAGTTTGTAGCGGCACTTCGGGCACAAGATCCGGAGTTCGATGCCGCCTATCGCAAGGCTTCAACAAGGAGGAAGAATGATTCTCGCTGACGCTCTCGGAACGCTTTGGTGGTCGGCCCTGTGCGTGGTTGTTGGATTCGCGCTGGGTTGGTTCGTCAAGAGTAAGTACGGCAAGCACTTCACGTTGTGAGCGGCATCACGGCATATTCGTGTTGTTGCGAAACCGGGGTGACGTACTACGCCGAAAAATGCGAGGCGTATACGGATGACTATTGCTGTGACCTTGTGTGTTGCAGCGGCCCGGAACGCATTGAGTTCTGCGAATCGTATTTGGCGTTCATCGGAATCCCGCTTCCATTGGACCCGACCAAGTGCTACTTCGTTGCATATCTCAACTGCGTGTATGAAGTCAAAGGCACGTTGGAGTTCCCGTGCCCGCCGGGGTCCGGGTTGTTCCCTCTCAACGTCGGCACGCTGCTAGAGATTCGGGACAAGGGAGAAGGGCCGTGCTGCGTCCCGAAAGAACAGGAGCAAGTGCCGCCGGGTGGAATTGCCGACCTTGAGGTGGAGGGGAACCCGGTCATCACGGAACCCGCGAA